AGAGGAGAGACAGAGTTGTATCTAATCTCTAAGGGAACCTCAATAATGAAATAACTATCATCTGTGCGAACTACTGTCGTAACAATTTCTTCACCAGTAATCAGTTTGAATACACGGGGTCTTTCATCCTCAAATGCTTCTCCATAATCTTCTAGTTCTTTTTCACTCATAACTTCACCTCAAAGATTTCATAGTCAAACTGCTCTTTCTTATATATTTTCATTCTTTCCAGACCATGTAAGAGTGTATAGTTCTTTTTCTGTCTATAATGCAAGTCATCCATCAAATCATAAAGTGTAGTTGCTCTACCATCTTCAGACTTTCTAAGACCACGACCAATAGATTGTAGAACCTTTACCTGTGATTTAGATGGTGATGCAAAAATAATATTATGAAGATTGCGAATATTGACACCAGTAGAGAATGTACCTAGACTGGCTACAATAATAGCATTATTTTGTTTTTCTACAATACCACGGATTTCTTCACGGACATCTGCATCAACTTCACCAGATACATAGAACACTTTTCTTTTCTTGTGTGCTTTGTCTTTGATAAGATCATATAGAGGTTTGCCATGCTTTTCTACATATTGAAATAGTACAAGGGTATTCCCTTCCTGATCTAATGCTAGATTAGTAATCAGTCTATTACGTTTAATGTTACCCACTATATAGTCAATCTCATAGTGATAGTCTTTGCTGTTGACAATATCTTTAGAAACTTCTTGTGGATATTTCAGTGCTAGAATTTTAATCTTTAGTTCAGCAAGTGTATCTTCATCCATTAGTTTCTTGGTTGTGGTAACTTTACGAACACGACCAAATAGACCTTCTAGCACAAGTTTGTGACACTGTGTTCCGTCTAGTGTTCCTGTAGTACCAATGCGAAACTCTGCTTCCCTAGACTTGCTCATCAGACCAGATAATGATTTTGCTTTGAAGTTATGCACCTCATCACCAAAGATACAACCAAATTGCTCGAACCAAGTGCTAGGCAGTTTATAGATTGACTGCCATGTGGAAATGAATACACGTTGTTTGATATCGTGCTTAGGCATACCAGAATAGATTCTGTGACAGACTTCACCTGCTTCTAAACCATAGTTTTCAAAGTCAGAGAACATCTGTTGAACAAGACCAGTAGTAGGAACAACAATAAGAATGCGTTTATTATAATATTCCAAATACCACATCATCAGAACATAGATAATCAGAGACTTACCAGAACCTGTAGGTGAAAGCAGAATAGCACGTTTAGAACGCAAGGCTTGACAGATAGCATCAAACTGATAGTCTCTTACCTCAAAAGGCAAATGAAGCATTTGAATAAACTCATAGACTTCTTTTGGGCTGACTTCTAACTGAGTGTCAGGTGTACCATACTGATTATCATATTCTAAATCAATTTCATAGTTTCTAGGACCAACAAAGTCAGACAGATACTCCCATAGACCTACAGGCAGTTCATTATTGCGAACATTAAACAAACGTGTTTTACCATCCCATCTACCATTCTTGTATGATGGCATGTATTTGTATCCCGGTGTTTCAAATGAAAAGAAATCATTCAACTCATTTGCTACATGGGGTTCACATTGAATCTGTAATGCAGAATAGTTTTTCTGTTTAACTACTAAGTCGGACATTATTCAGGCTTAGGTGGCATTTGAAAGAGTGTTTTGATATGTCGTTTATCAATTTTATTGCGAGCAAACACAACCCAACAAATGACATTATCATCAGGATAATTCTTTTCAATATATTCTCTGAAACTAGTGCCTGTTGTATATACATCATCAACAATTAAAACAGGGTCATCAGGATTGCCTGTAGCAGATTCATTTAGAATATCACCAAGACGTTTACCGCCACGAGGAATACCTACTGCTTTACGAAATGGGCGTTTCTCATATTCTAGAATAATCTTAGCAAGACAACGCCAGTCACTCACATAGAGTGCATCCATTTCAATTTTCCATGATAAACTCAATCCTGCATGAGAAGTAAATTCTTCATCAACAAATAATGCCATATCAGCCCCCTGCTTCAAAACGTCTCCAATCAATCATATTCTTAATTGTGGAGTGTCGCCATTTCAAGTTATTAATTATTTCGTCTAGTGTATCTAGCATGGTTTTATAATAGGTAATTTTGACTTCAGACTTTTGAATGTCTGTGTCTGCGTCATAGAAGTGATTCATATCACCTTTCATTACCTTTAGACCATTAAACGGATCAAATTCCCAGCCAAACTCTCTAATGGTATCTTCATCCATCTTACCATTATAATATGCCCATTTATTCTTGAGCAGTGTCTTCTGCGCAAGTTCTGCTTCTTGTAATCTAAGTTTTGTGAGAGAACGTATCTCTAGATACTTTGCATGTAAAGAAGGAGTTTTCCTAGAAGATTCATCTAACTTGAATTCTTCAATCTCACAATCTTCTTTCCACATCTCTAAGATGCTTTCTAAATCAAGTTTCATTATATAATCCTGTGTGTGGTTATAAACTACTTATTATAACACACTATCCTTTGAATTCAAAGCCAGTAAATGCAAAAGATGCATTAAATGTTAGATATTCTACACTAGATGCAATAGAGGTAAGTTGCAGTCCACTCAAGGAAGTTGGATTACAACCCTTATATAAAATACGTTTATTTTGATTATTATGACTAGAGAGAATAGAAACAGAAATATCTGCTTGTGTAGGAACATCAGATGTATTTCTACTAGACCTAGCACCTTGCTCTACAAAGTCTTTATTCACCATATCTTCTAACCAATTGTAAAGTTCAAGATATGATTTAATATCTTCATCCAAGATAAATTGAATATTGAGTTCTGAATATTCTAAAGCGTCACCTGGCAAACTAACATTACCAATACGAGAGTATGCTACAGTTGGTGCAGTCATAGAAACATCTGGATGGTCAACAGACTGCGCAAAAAACTCCAAGTTAGGATAGTTTTCTCGGTCAATGATAACTCTAAACCCAGTAGGTTGTAAGTAATTTTTATTGCCAGTTAATGTTTCTACCATTTATATTCTCCAACAAAAAAAAGGGGGAGCGTTTGCTCCCCCAGTATTTATATTGACATTTATAGTTATTTATTATCCCAAAATATTGTCAACTCTAAAGATACGGTAGTATTGGTTAGACTTAGCAGCAGCCAGACCATCAGCGGGTGAGTTGCCAACAAATGGGTTGGAAGCCATGCCGTAACGAGTCTTGAAACCGATCTTTGGCTGGAAAGTGTTCTCACCAACTGCACGTACCATTGTCAATGGAACGTATGGGCAGTAGAAGAGACCAGCATCGTATGCATTGGAACCCTTGTAACCAACTGTGATGTAATCAGCAATTGCATATGGGTCAATGTATACTCTGTGCTTGCCATTCAGTACACCAGCAAAAGTATTGCCTGTGTCATCAACGTTCAAGGCAGTGGACATAGCAGGAGCATAATCCAACATGCCAGAAGCAGCAAGAGCAGACGCTACATCAGAAGAACAGATGATGAAGTTACCACGTCCACGGCGAGTTTGCTTTGCAATCTCATTTGCTTCACGCTCAAGTTGGAAGATCAGACCCTTGAACTTTTCAACGGACCAACGACCATCAGCATCTACATTCAGGTCAAAAATACCTTTTGTAGAAGTAGAACCAACTACAGACTGAGCACCAGTCTTAGCTTGTGCGTTAATTGTGCGAATCACTTCACGGTTGATTTCCGCAAGGATTTCAGCAGACAGAATGTTAGCAAGTTCTGTCTCAGCGTCAAGACCGTGGATTGCCTTCAAGTCTTGTGCCAGTTCCATTGTGTACTCAGCCTTGAGCGCACGGGTCTTAGCAGTTACTGTTGCCTTTTCAATGGTGAAGCCCATTTCACCAAAACGCTGATTAGCATCAGAAGTGCCGAGGTTTTCACCGTCTGCTGTAGAAGTACCTTGACCAATGGTGTGTGTACCACGATCAGCATCATCTACATTAGAGTCACCGGAGAAAGCAGAATCAGCCCAAGGGCCCATTGGATCAGTAGTCTGAGTGGAGGAATCACCAGAGAAACCAGTAGCTGGTTCATCAGTACCGTCACCACCAGCACCAAATGCTTCATCATCTGGGAACTTGCCAGCTTTACCACCAGCAGTCTGATAGTTGGACTTCATTGCAAAGATGAGACCAGTAGGACCAGTCATTGGTTGTACACCACATACATCGTATGCAATCAGGTTTGGCATTGCACGACGAACGAGAGAGATCAGTACAGGATCAAAACCGGAAGTGGAAGCACCACCACCATCAGCAGATACAGTACCATATTCGTTCAACATGCCAAAAGAGCCTTGCATAGCTTCTTCACGCATTGCTTTTTCTTGGTTTTCAAGGATTGCCGCAGTTACTTGCTTGCGGTAATGATCGGAAATAGGACCAGCAGTTTCTTCATTAAGAACTGGAGCCCACTTTTGTACGAGTTTATCGTAAGATACTTGAGGAGTCATTTTTTATACACCTTCTTTCTTATTGTGGTTTTGCGGTTCTTTTGATTGCGTCAAGATAACGAGACATAGTATCGGAAATTTCTTCCTCTTCTACAGACTCATCAATTTCTTCACCTACAATCTGTGGAGTTTTCTTAGTGAAGTAAGATTCCTTGATGGTAGATACCTTCTGAGCGAAAGTTTCTTCATCTTCGAAATCAATATCTTCAGCAAGGGATTTCAACTTCTCTACCTGTGTTTCAGCCAAATCACGGGAATGTTCACGGATGATAGCATCACGCTTCAGTTCTTCCAGTTCACCGTTCATACGGATAGATTGTTCTGTGGTTTCATTGAGTTTTTCTTCAAGTTCACGAACCTGAGTTCCCAACTCATCAACCAAATCAACTTTAGACTCTGGTACGTCTACATAAGACTCAGTAAACAGGTTCTTCAACCCATTCATAAAGTCTTCTGCGAGTTCAGTGCGGAGACCATGCTCGATAGCAAGCTTGTTCTCTTCCATGAACTTTTCTACAACGTAGTTCAAGTATCCGTCGATTTGCTCTACCATTTCCTCACGGGTGGTTTTGAGTTCTTCGTCAAATTCTTCTTGAAGTTCAGATTCAATGCGTGCAACTTCTTCAGAAACCTTGGACTTAACAGCAGCTTCCATAATGACAGCAGCCTTGTCTTTAAATGTTTCAGAAAGAGTTGCTTCAGATTCAACCAGAGCATTCATGTCAGCAGTTACATCAACGGATACCGTTGCTGCCTTTTCATGAATTTCATCTGCATCAAAGTCATCTGCATCAAAATCTTCTTTCATTTTCATTGCATTCATCATCTTGCCGTAAGATGCCTGAAGGTCAGACTTCTTCATCTTAGACATTTCAGAATACATCGCATTAATCATGCCAGCTTTAGTGCCTGGAATCTTGTCAGCAACTTGGTCACCCTTGTTTGCTTCACCGCCAGGAACTTTTGCTTTAGATGGTGCCGACTTTTTAGCAGCAGCAGCATCATGAGCAGCAGCTTTAGCACCGTCATATTCAGGTGCAGCCTGTGCTTCAGACACTTCATCAGTCTCAGAGTCTTCGGAAATTTCTTCCTCAATAACCTCTTCAACAGATTCAATGTCTTCATACATTTCTTGTTCGGACATTTTTATCTCCTATTAAAGATTAATCTTAGAGAGGAAATTCTTAAACTCCCGAATCTCAACCGCAGAACGGTCAGACCTAGAAGCATTTTTAATTTCAGTCTCAATTTTTTCAAGTTCTTGGGCTTCCAAGACACCGTTATTCCAAATCCACTCTACACCTTCCATAATACCATTAACGAAAGCTGATGGTGCAGATGGGTCTTGTACGATATCTACAGTGTTAAGAACAAAGTCACTACCGACCATGTTCACACCATTTTTTTGCTCAAGAGTTCCCATACCACGAGTTGAAACACCTAGCTTAACACCACCATCTAAGAGACCTTTCACAATCTTACCATTAGGTGTATCAAGGATAAGTGCCTTTCCCATCACATCATTACCGTTCCACTTGAGTTCAGTAATTCTGTGGGAAACTTTATCTAAGTTAATGACAGGACCAGCCGGGTGATTTAATTCACCTACTGCACGTTGTGTGCGCACCTGTTCCTTGTCATACTTAGAAACTGCATTTTCCAAAATTGCTTTTGGATAAATTCTACCATTTCTGTTCTTTTGTTCAGCTTGGGCAAAGATACCTTCAATGACATAGTTCTTGCTGCCATCTTCTTTAGCTTCAACAATATATTCAACATCTTCTACATGTTCTGTAATCAGTTTCATTTGAAGTATCCACCTGTTCCAGTTCTTTTGCCGCCTATCTTAGAAGAGCTTGCTCCACCGAGTCTGCCCTTACTCATCATCTGACCAAAATTTCGGGCAGACTTCATAGCCTCCCGTTCGTTGTCTTCTGTATCTACAGTCTGGTTATCAAACATGATATGAAACTTATCATCTTTCTTTGTAACCATAACTTCACCACCTTTGGTATCTAAGACCTTTACGATCTTATGACCCTTTGGTGCGATATTAAGACTAAATTCCTTAAATGTCTTCATCTTCTGCTTCTGCTTCCGATTCTAATTCTTCTGTTTCTGAGGCAAGTTCTACTTCATCTTCAGTCGCAAGTTCATCATCAGTAACATTATTAAAAACTTGATTAGCAACACGAATCTTTTCATCATCTAAACGAGATGAAAGTTTATCGTTAAGCAGTTCAGAAAACTGCTTTTCTGCTTCAACAAAGTTTTTAGTAGTAACATTATTTAAAAAGTCAACAATCTCAGTCATTTATTTTGCCTCATCAAAATTTCGTAATAATATTTATAATAATTTAAACTTCAGGTTCAGGTTCTTCAATTTCACCAGATTTCTTTTCTTTATCAATCTGATCTTTCATTGTTTTAATGTCATCATCGGATAACATCAATACATTCTTTTGTGTCCATTCTTTAGAATAGAACGTGCCAAGATATGGTTCTAAGTCTCTCAACATATTCAAACGTTCTCTAAGAATTTCTGCATCTTTGAGTTCCGTAAAGTAGTTATCACTAATATACTCTACAGTAATATCATTCTTCCACTCATTCCAATCTTCTTCAGTAATAATACCTTTAAGTAACAATTGCTTTTTAAGAATGTTATAGAACAACTCTGCAAATCTTCTGCGCAGTCTGTCTACAAACTTTTGGAACTTAAACTCATCTCTGGTAATCTCAGTAGTTCTACCAAGAATACCACCACCTGCTTGTTCTGGGTCAAGTCTACCTACAGGAACATTAAGTGCTTTATAGAGTTTCTTTTGGAAGTAAATGATATCATCAATCTCACCCAAGTTCTGACCACCTGGAAGTGTAGAAACTTCTGTACCTCTACCACCTTCTCTTCTGGGGAGCCAAAAGTCTTCAAGCATTGACATATGCTTAGAATCATTTTTGAGGTCACCTGTATTAGCATCATAGACCAGTTTATTTCTATATCTGGTCATAATGTCTTTCAGATACTGTTCTGCTTTACCTCTAGGTAAGTTACCTACATCAACATAGAAAATACGTCTTTCAGGCGCACGGGAAAGTCTGTAGATAACCAAAGCATCTTCCATCATACGCAACTGATTGATAGGTTTCAGTGCTTTATGTAAATAAGAAACTACTTTCTTTCTAGTAGAATCAAGTAACCCACTAGTAACATAACTAATAGCATCAGGATAAATCTTTACTGTAGTCCCACCCTTCATTGTATTTTCAAACTTTGTTTGATTAGTATCAGAATATAAGAAATATTCATCAACTTTTTTTACAATATCTACACCAGTAGCAGGGTCTTTTTCTTTTTTAACTTCTTTTACTTTGCGAATCTTTACAGAATCAATAGGTCTGACTTCTTGAATACCATTACCTGGATTCTTAGGGTCTACTACCAAATGATGGTAAATACGACCATCAATATAATATCTGCGGAAAATATCATGTGCATAGTTTTTAAAGTCAAGCATACTTAAAACATTGTCAAACTCTTCCTTGATCTGCTTCTTAATAGAATCTGTAGTTTCTATTTCATCAAGGTTCAGTTCAACAATGTCATCTTCACCAGAAATAACTTCATTAATAATATCCTCAATAGCACCATCCACTTCTGGATGCATCGCTCCC